CATTTGCCGTTTCCGGAATCTCTAAACTTAATTCATGTTTTGAGGCCATAATTATTAGATTAATTAACCACTGGGGCTCATATTTAATTTACTAAAAAATAAGTTTATATCAAAGAAAAAGGGAACAGAGTATAAACCCCATTCCCTTTTTATTAAGAATTCTAACTATTTGTTAGTAAGCCTCTACTACTAGATCTGCTGCAGTTGCCAAAGCAGCCCAGTAAGTATCCATATCAGCAGCTTGAGCACCACCTGCAGGAGCGTAAACAGTCAACAAGTATTGATCACTGTTGTGCATACCTGAAGGGTTGTAAGAACGTGGAATGCTATGAAGCAAGTTGTACTCCTTGTAAGAAGCAGTTCTATCTACCTCAAAAGCAATAGAATCAGTAATCTCACGAATACGTGGATCATTGTTGTAAGGCTCTTGCATGTAACGGTTAGAAAGAATAAACTCACGGATAACAGACTCACCAAATCCTGAACCCTGTACACCTGGATTTAATATAGCATCTTCAAAGTCATTAACACAAATGTCACCTGACTCATTCAACTCAGACAATAGAATTTGTACTGGCTCTTTTTCAAAGTAATCTTTAGGATCAAAAGAACAGTCACCAAACTGAGTGTCTACATAAGCACCTCTAATAGCTAGTCTACATACATTACCATTGCTATTAGCAACAGTGATTGGTGTCCAAACACCAGGAGCAGTTTCTTCTTCAACAGAAACATCAAGGAATGGGCTTACCAATGGATCACCGGCAATAGATGCAGCCAAACCTAGCATTACTTTAGAAGCATCTACTGGAGTTTGAGCATCATCACAATCAGTCAAGTAATCAGCAACAAAGTAAGAGTTACGTCCCAAGAAACGTAGAGCAGGAGAACCTTTAACATCTACGCGCAAGAAGATAGTCTTACCTGCAGGAAAAGTACCAGCAGCTGAAGCAATAATAGCAGTTGAGTTAGTAGCAGCTGCTGCATCTTTAGTCCAAATCTTAGAAATAAACTTAGGGTTAATTCCTTTAGATTTAACAGACTCTTGGTAACCACCGTGGTGAGGACCAATTTTGTCTACACTGTGCAAGCTACCTTGAGCCAAAATGTAAAGACCATTAGTAGCAATTGCACCAGGTGCAACTGAAGTAAAGGTTTTGTCTAGAACTGATACTTGACCAGTAGCTAGAGCATCAGAAGTTACACCACCCTGTACGTCTACGTCACGGGCAATGAAAACTTTTCTGTAAGCATGGGGAAAATAAGCCATGATTTCAAAATTTAAATTAACAAAAAAAGATTATGTGTAAAGCAACGTGCCTTACACTATAATATACAAAAATTATTACGTATTACGTTGTCCTGCAGCAATTTCTCTTTGGTAATTTGTTACATCCATAATATCACCAGCAATAATTGCTACGGCCTCATCAATAAGGATTTCCACAATGTCATCCTTAAATTCACAGGGCACGTCTCCATTTGAGATACTGCCAGTATAAGGATCTTTACATCCGGCAATCTCAATATTTCTAGGAGATCTGTAGTAAGTAAGTGTAGGTTTGAAGATTGTAAAATCAGAATTACTATAGATTCTGAGTCTTCCACCTGAAAGAGTACAAACAGTTTCTCCCCAGTCATAATCAGGTCTTTTTAAAGGATCTCTTAAGATAATGTCTATGTTAGCTTCTTCTACCAAATAAGTAGTCATATCCCTAGGAGGGCAGCACTCAGTTTTAGCTAAAGTGCTGACCCTCTTAAAAGAGAGATAATTATTGGGAAGAGAATTACTTACATAAACGTTATCAGATTCTATACCCTGTAAAGATGTAGTTTCCAATAACTCTTGAAGATCATCAATGAGCATTTTACTTTGCTCATCGCCTTCTTTAAAGACATTGTTCCCATGAAGCTGACGTCTACACCACTCAATCTGAGCCTTGTTAAACGCTTCAACTATTTGCCAGCACTCTATATTATCATAGTCGTTACTAGCTAACTTGTTTAGCCTTTGCTTAAACTTAATTTGCAGTGTAGTGTTGTTCATAGGACTTAGCTACCACAAGCTTCACAATCTTCAGGATTTTCCAGATTACAAGTTGGCTGAGGGGCCTTCTCTAGCTCATTAACAAAATCAGCAAAGCTGTCATCCATCTGAAAGTCTTTATCTTCACTCATGGTTATATATATTTAGGAGTTCCACATTCCTTCTACATTGCTCATCAGCTTCATCATAACCTCTTCATTTAGAGGATTTTGCAAGAATCCTACTACATCTGAAGGTGTACGTCCTAGAGCTGTTCCGCTGTCTAGATCATAAATCATACCATCTGATTTAGTAGTAATCATTCTATATTGTGTGGCATCCTTTACAATTGCTTTAAGCTTCAACACTTCCATGCTGAGTCTTGCTGCATCTAAGAATACCTGAGCAGTTTTCTTTTTATCTCTATCAACTCCTAGACCATTGATGTAGTTATCCATGTTCTCGTAGATGATATCATTAGGCGTGTTCTTAGTGTATTGTGTGCTATTAGCATCAACAACCTTAGCAACCAAGAACATCTTGTTAGCTTGCTTGTCATACATCTTCTGAAGTTCTGCCAATGCTTTATTGCGCAGCTTAGAAATTTCTGTACGGTTAGCAGCCGTAGTCTCCAACTTGTCAAGGAAGAATTTAGGAGGGGTTGGTTTGCTCCTAGCAGCTTCCAAACTTTTTGTTACAATTGAGAACCCTCCGGCTTCAATTGCATATAACTTAATTAAGTCATAAGGGTCCTTTACAGGATCCAAAAATACTGGGTCATTACCACACTTAAGAGTAATCTTACTCCAGAACTCATCATTATCTGGTCTTAAAAGCTTAACCTCTTTCCAGAAGTCTTTACTTTCAGGATCAATAACATTAGCAGCTAAGTCTTGCTCTAGTGATGCAACCACATCACGGATCTCACGGATCTTAGCAGCTCTTTCATCTGCAGGAAGCATTTTAACTTCTGGCGCAAATTCATTAAGTCCAGTTACATATCTCTTGATCCCGTTAATCTCTAAACAAGCAAGTTGCTCTTCATGGTATACACCATCCATTAGAGACATCTGATAGTTCTCAAGACCCATGTTACTGATACTTGGGTCAAAGTAAGGCTTGATACTAATCTTGCCTGACTTTCCAATTTGGTATTTCTCTACAATAGTCACACTCATTTTTTTTGGTTTTAAGTTAGTGTAATCTTGATGCTTGCCAGGGTTACCAGTCCTGATAAAGTAAGGTGTACAGCAAGCAAATTAAAGAAGATTGGGAGAGGTTTTACCCTCTCCCTTCTACTATTCTTCTTAGAATGATCCTCCTGTTACAGGGTTTCTCATTACAATCTTCAATACCTTAGTAGCATCTTTAACCCAGATAGCTGGCATTGTTTGTGTCATGAATACACGGTATCCGTTGAAGTTACCAGAAGACTGGAATCCTTGTGTACGTCCCATGTAATCCATAGTACCATTTTGGTAGAACCACTTCAATTGGTTATCCCAAGACAATTTCAACAAGTAGATGTTGTCATTACCGTTTTCAGTAACATCAAATACTACAAAGCTGTAAGAGCTTAGTGGGTGACCATCTACTAGAGGGTTCTCAATATCATTAGTATGTAGGTTATCAAACGCTGGGTTCAATACAAACTTAACGTTAGCCAAGAAAGGAATAACGTAAGAAGTGTATGCAAAACCAAAGTTCAAGTCCATGTTAGTACCAGATACTGCACCAATGTCAGTAGCACGTACCAAAAGACCAGAAGCATTAGCTTCAGCTTTGATAGCTTCATTAACAAGCTTCATACCGCCCAAACCAGTTTGTACAATGATTTGACGTTGTGGGTCTGGTCCAGCCAACTCTACGCGGCCTTGGTAGAAGTTCATCAATTCTGCTTTGAACATATCTAGTGAGAAGCCAGACTTGTTGTATACTCTCTTGAAAGAGTTATCCAACTGCTTCCACAAACCTACAGAAAGACGTACATCATCTGGTCCGTCCTGACGTACACGGCCACCATGACCCCACATCAAGTAAGTTTCAATATCCTTAGCAATCTTAGACAAGTGTGCTGCTTCCAAGTTAGTAACAAAAGTACGGCTCAATGTACCGTTCTCCATGCTACGCTTAACTGCATCTTTACCCATCTTAGATACCATGTCTTCCAAGCTAGTAATAGATGGATCCATGCTGTTATCCAAGTTTCTCCAGATCTCAGTTACAGGAACTGTACCGTCTGCACGCATACCACCTTTCATCATCATGTCAGCACGTGAAGAAATAGAGTAGTGTACGTGTGCTTCTGCACCACCTACGTAGTTGTAGAATTCACGGTAACCAGTAGAAACATCACCCATGTCAGAGAAACGCTCACCGTACTCACCACGTGCAGAACCTTTACGGAAGATCTTAGTACCAGAAGCCAAGTACTTGTTATCCAAGAACTTCAAGCTATCATTGTTTACCAACTGTACAGTGTAGATGAATCCGTCACCAGCAGGAAGAATATCTTCTGCAGTGATGTACAATTCAGCACCGTTGTACTTGTCATAAGTAATGATGTCACCATGTCCAAAAGCACGCTTGTTAAGCTTGATTTTGAAAGTAGTACCATCAATACCTTTACGCTCATTACCAGCTTCAATGTCTTCAATGATGTAAGGAAGATCCTGAGCTACAGGAACTTGCCATTTATACTCACCACGAGCATTGTCTACAGTGATGGTATTTTTACCACCAAAAGATGCCATCTGGTATAGTGGCATTTCAACCTTTTGAGCCATAGCCCAAAGGTCTACAGGACCCATATCAGTTGGTTCTGCACTACCTAGCATGTTTGCCAAGTGGTAAGAATCAACATGAGATGACGCCTTGTAAGAAGTATCTCTCAAAAAGATACCATTGTTCAAAACAGGAGTTGCCATGTTTATCTAAATTTAGGATTAGTAATTATTGTTTAAAACCTTTTAAATATGTTATTTGGTCTAGGTAGTCCTCTAGACTTCTTAACTTCTTTTTCTTCTAATACAGTTGATGACTGACGTTTACTTTGTTCTGTCTTCAACTGGCGTACAGTCTTCTCTACAGTTTCTGCCTTAGCTCCTTCTTTAATCTTACTATGGTAACCATCTCTATCAGATAGCAACCAAAGAGCTTCAGCAATCAACTCATGATTAGGCTCTACATACTGGTACTTCTCTAGCAAGTGACCTAGCATATTTGTTTGTCTACCAGATACTGATTGGTAATTAGGTTCTACCAAACCCTGGTACAAAGTTGCTTGAGTCTTTTTGTCTAGCTTGATACCACCAAGCTCTCCTGCTTTTAAAGTCTCATATACATTTTCCATATAAGCATTAGCAGCTTCAGCCTGTTGTTGCTTACGTGCTTCTTGTTCTGCCACCTGTTGTTGTACAATCTGCTCTTGCATTCTGTCCAACTTTGGTTTGAACTTATTAGCAAGCTGCTCTAGTCTACCAATGTCTTTATATGAATCAATCTCTTCTTGAATCTCTTCAGCATCACCAAATCCTGTTGCAGACAAGTATTGTCTTACAATCATTTCTTGGCCTTGCTCTGATGAAGGATCTAATTCTCTAGTAGCTTCTACTTGAGAAAGAGCTCTAAATAAACTCTTAAGATCTCTACCACCATCCGCTACATATTTAGCAGCATACTGAAGCTCTTCAGGAAGAGACTGGAAAAATTCTTGAGGCGTTTGCTCTCTAATTTTTCTTTCTCTTTCTTCAATGTTGGCTTGAATCAACTCCTGGAAATCTTTAGCAGTGTACTCTTCAATAGGCTTATCATCATCAAATGGGATTAACATCTCATCTGTAATAAGCTTACTGAAGACATCTGCTACACCGTCAATTTTCTTACGGCCTCTTTTCTTAGGAGCTTCATCTTCACTTTCTTCGTCTTCTTCTACTGCTCCTTCTACTTCTGTAACCAAGTCTTCAAAAGACGTTTTATCAGCATCTTCTGATCCTTGTTCAGTACTGTCTGTAGAATCAGCAGCTGGTGTATCAGCTTCTTCTTCATCATCAAGAAAAGACATATCTGTCTTCTTATTTGAAAGAACGTTTGCAGTTTTATCTGCTTCTTCATCTGCAGGAAGAGTCACTGACTCAGCTCCTGGCATTCCAAAGATCTCATCTAGATTAATATCTACCTGAGATACATTGGTAGATTCCTCTACCTTGTTAGTTTTTTCTTCACTCATTTTAAGTTGGTTTTTCTCTCACTATTAATATACAAATCTCTGAGGAATAAACCTCAGAGATTTGCTTTTACATTATCTTTTACATGTGTTTTTTGGAAGTATATAGCTAAGTACTATTTCTCTTTCTTATTAGATTTCTTTGCTTGAGGAACATCATACTTGTTTTTGTTCTCTCTAGCAATCTCTAACTGAGTATTAGCAATACGCTCTTTACTCTGAATTTCTTCACGTTTAAGAGCCATAGTCTGCTGCTGGTTAACCTGTTTATTGCTTTCCTGCTCACGCTTCAGAGACATTTGAGCTCTATACTTTTCAGTCTCTCTAATGTCTTTAAGTGAATCTTGGAAATCAGAAACTTTATTCTGGTTAATATCCTGCATAGCACCATATCCCGAAGCTTTGATTTCAGCCTGAATAATTCTATTCTGACGGTCTTTATCATTTTCTTCAGCTTCAAATCTTCTAGCCATCTCTTTTTCTTGAGCTTCCATTTGAAGTCTTTGCTGCTCCATTTCCATTGCTTGTTGCTGTTGAGCTTGGCGTTCACGCATTTGTTTTTGTTCAGCATCCTTCATGATACTAGTAACCTCACCAATACTATCAGACTTGATAATATTACCAAGATCATAAATACTAGCACCAGTAGTGTTATTAGTAAGAGCCATCTGCTTAAGTTGCTCAAGGATTCTTCTGTGATTTGCTTTAGTAGTACAGAAGATATTAAAGTCTCTTAGCAAAAGTGTTGTACCATTGATACTAAAGTTTACTTTCTCTCCTTCACTAGTAATATATTGCAACCTTACAGAAGGGTTGTTACTATGGTAGTACTGAGCTAGATCTGTACGCATCTGATGGACTCTTGGCATTAAATGATCTGAGTGCTGAATAAAGTATGTTTCAGTTTGTGCGTAAGACATCTCTAGCGAAGCCTGTACACCAGTAGCAGTTTGTTGTTCCATGGCCCCACCTAAACGCTGAGCATTAACACCAATAGCTTCAAACGCTTGGTTCTTAAAGTAGTTAGCCAACTGTGTTCTAGACATCAAACGCTGAGTCTGCTCTAGATTCAATACTTGGTAGTGTTGGAAGTTAAGAGCATTCTCTGTATTTGTAATAGACGTGTCAAGAGGAAGCATTTGGAAATCCTTCATTGCTACGTATGCTTTAGCCAAGTTATTTTTACCCCAGTCTTCTCCTAATGAGTGACGTGGAATAGCATTCTGGTCTAGCATGATTACAGTACCTAATTCATCTACAAGGATATCTGCAATCTGGTTATTTACAATATTGTATCCAATCTGATAAGGCTTCATCATATCTACTAGAGATACTGACTTGGTGTTTCTATCAGAGAATACAGCACCCTCTACAGGAAGCTTACACCCATATAGAGTACTATCACCTTTAAACTGGAACTTAAGTCTACCTGGTTCTGGCTTATCAATACCCAAGTATATAGGACTCACTCCATCTGGACTAGTCATTCCCCAGTAAGTTGGATGATTAGGCCCAATCTTGATACCACCCCATACTTCATTAATCCAAACCCAATCAATATGATCACCAAAGATTACATTTTCTTTAGTCTTTTGCCTTGAGGAATTTGTATTGTATAAAGGTTTATCTAATACAGTATAACTATCTGTAACAATATCTTGAATTACTGTACCATCTTCTAATACTTTAGTAAGATGTCCAACACGTCTCTGAGTCTTCCAATAAACTGTAGATACTCTAAGCATGAAGGTTTTACCAAAGTCAAACAAATCTTCTGACTCTCCTAAAATCCAGTCTACAATATCACCACCGCCACTAAAACCTAAGTCATAGTTAGCCACAAACTGACGATAACCTAAAGATCCATTCTCAATACTATTCCATTCATGTGATCTAGTACCATCATAGAAAGATCCATCATTAGGTGTACCAGGAATTGCATAACCAGCTGCTCTAGAAGGATAAACATTCTCAAGCTCTTTAATCTGATCTTCAGTCATCAAGTAACCATACTTATCAATGACATCAGCAACACTCATCATATCTGACTTACCTACCCAGTTAGCCTGAGAAATGTAACGTACATCAGGTGACTTATGATAGAATGTAAGAACAGGATTCCACAATTCAATATCATAATCATCCTCTCCCATACGGAAGTGCCAGAACTCTCTATCAGTAATAAGCATGTCACGGAAAGCCCTTTCCTCTAGCTCATACATCTTAAAGCGTTCCTCATCTACTTTCATCTGATGATCTGCCCATTCTTCTACAAGTGATCTATAGTCCTTACGGAAGAAGTCTTCAATCTGAGGAAGAGTCATCAAAGACTCTTTAGAAAGCATCTGCTGTATCTCAGGATTCTGCATATCTGCACCCTGAGAAGCAAGCTTAGTAATTATATCAGACGCGGCGTTTGATAAAATCGTCTCTTCAATCATTGCTCTTTTCTGCTCTAACATCTCATTGTAAGACATGTCATCTACAGCACGGAAGGTAACCTTTGCATACTTAGATGCAAACTCTCCCATAAGAACATTGATTACGTTAGGAATGATGGGATAAAATTTAATCTCAAGTGCAGATACATCTTCTTGAGTAAGCTGATCTACTAGATCTGCATATAGGTTGTCTTCTTCTACAATGTAGTCAGTCTTGTCAATAATACCTTTGGCAAGCTTGTAGTTCTTCAGCAAACGTCTAGCATTTCTTTTAAGTTGCTTCTGACCTTGTACTTCAATCCAATCTATATTCCAGGCAGCCCACTCTTGATCCTTCTTCTTTTCAGGAAGAAACTGAGTTGGCTGTTCCAAGGTTCCCATCTTATTCTTTTCAACCTTGGCACCAGCCTTAGCCTGCATTGCATTTATAACTTTAGGCATGTTACTTTAAATTTTTAAAAGCTGAACGCTTTCCTTTACCTCCCATAATACCTTTGTTGCCCCCTCCAATATGTCTAAAGGGACTCATATTTAATTTAGTCATTTTCTGCGTATTATCCAATTTTACAGATGACTCATTATCAATTCGTTTCTGATATCCTCTATTTGCTTGTTGCACTTTGGCAAAACTTATAAGAGCTGCAAAAGATACCAGTCTATCCACGTTTACACCAGGCTGGTATGCTTGCATTTCTTTCATAAGCATAATATCAGGAATGCGTTCAATACCAAATATACGTTTAGTAATGGTGCCGTCAGCATCAGTCTCTATATCTATCTCCTCTTTAAGGAACTCAATAGCATAGTTTATTAAGTGATTCTTAAACATTGTACCAGTATTCTTCCACCCATACTCTGCGTACACACTTCTATTACTCCCTATATCTTTCAGGAATAGGACTTGATCCTTGGGAACCAGCCACTTCTGTTTGCGTTTAGCAATCATATACTGGATAAATAGTGACACGTTATTTTCCACAAGAGTCCAAGCTCTGTAATATTCTATAATCTTTTCTAGCTGCTCATGAGTCTTATTGATATCATCATATCTACCACACCAGGCAGCTACAATTTTATCACCCTCTACAAAGCTCTGAGGACCTTCGTCAGTGATCTTTGTTACCTCAATAGGGTTCTTATATACATAGATGCTACAAAGTGACTCAGACGTTGTTGTTTTACCTTCTCCTACGGGGTCAATACTAGCATAGTACATACCAAACTCAGGATTATCTACTGGACGCTCATAAACACAAAGTACTCCAGTCTTATCTTCTTGACGCTTATCTACAGGAAAAGTATTGATTGGTTGCTTTCTGCTACGGCTAGCTTTAATACCAGTGCCGGCTTCATCCCAATCTAACTCAAGATGTTCTACAGGATAGTTTTTATCCTCAATTCTTTTGGTTTGTGATGAGATAAGGTTTTGAGGGAAGAGTGACTCTTTACGATAAGCAAAAGCCTCAGCAATGTTTGTTGGTTTCTGAGATATTCTCAGCTGATACTGCTCAGGGCTTAATTCTCTTTTCCATGTAGCCCTCTCTTCCTGAATAGCTAGCAATGCTTCCTCTATCATTGAGTTTCCCCAATCATCTATAAGAGGTGGCATAGACCACTGTTCAGGAATGAAGAGTCCCACTTCTCCTCTACTCCCCTTATCATCTAGCAGGTTGGTTTCTACTGCATAGATATCGTTGGCTTTAGGATTTAGGATCATGTCCTTTAACGGTTCACATTGTTCCAAATCCCCTACAGATCCTGCTGCAATAAACATACCTGTAGTAATCTGACCTGACGCCATGGCAGGTCTTAAGTATTCATAGGTCTGATCCATCTTAGGAGCAATACCTGCTTCCTCATGAAAGAAATAAGTTACAGGACCCCCTACTCCTTTGGTGGCATTCTTTTCAAAAGACATCCCCTGTATCTTAGACATAAGCCCTTTATTCTGCTTACGCCCATTGATAGTAACCTCAATTTTTTGCTCCCATAAAAGAGTTTTGTCAGGATTTGCTGGTCTGTACCAGGCGGTGTGTTCATTAAGAAAGTTCTTGTACTCGTCCAGGAATTTCCATGTACCCTCATCATTAACATAGGATTTAAGTGATGCACCCATCTTTAGTACAGCACCTTCTTCAAACCAATAAGTATTTAGAAGTTTGGCGGCATGAAAGTATGATGATGCAATCTGACGTTTTTTCAGAATGGCTACGTGTTTGTATTCGGCTTCAGCCAACCATTCATATAATGCCATATGATACTGAGCATCCCTAACCTTAGCAAAGCCGTATTTCTTTTCTTCCTTGTCGTAGATGGGAAGAAAATTTAACCACATGTAGTAGTCACGAGTAAGATACCAGGTGTCTTTCTCTCCCTGGATAATTACCCCATTGCGGCACTTTTGTTTTTGATCATCCCAGTACTCAACAAATTCTTTTGACATGTATGGAGCTGTACAATAAACCCCGTATTTATTGAATTTAGTAGCTTCGGCAGTAAATATTTCAGTCTCCTCAGTGAAGTTATACTCACCAGGCTCTTTAAAAAGTTCTTGGATAAACTTGACAAGTTCATTTTTTTCTTTGAACTTTGCCTCTGTCCAGACTTGCTCCTTACAGTTATAACATGAGATACTGATATCACTCATTACATTTGATCATAAGATAAGTTTTGACCTCCTCTAACAGAAGACTTCTGCTCTTCCTGTAGATCTGAATAAGCTCCTTTAAATGAATTTCGTATTTGTTCAAATTTAGCAGCTGCATTAACTATCTGATTAATGTTACCATCTCTACCATGTTCTATTGGTGTTCTCATCATATAGTCTGCCAAACGGTCCAACATACTAGCAATACCCTTATAAGCTCTATAAGTAGGAGTCTCGTATAACAGAGTACAATTCTTTAAAGCTTCTTGAATCATCTCTTCATCTGTATCAAAGTCAGAGAAATCTTTACCAGTACGTAACTCCCTGAGTATCAGGTCTTCTTTATCTCTATCGGGAATATTGAAGAAAGGATTCATATCTGGATTAGGGCAAGTCATGTAGAACAAGTAGGCATAGATGTCTAAATGTTCTTCAGGATACTCCTCTCTAATCACTTTTAGGAAGTTCAATGTATAACTATGTTCACTAGGAATTACAGTTCCGTTCTGAATATCAAATAATTTTACCAGCATTACTTATTTTGTTTGTGCCACTTGAGCATGTTAACCACCTCTTCTCTTAAATAAGGTAGCTCATAATATTTGATATCCTCAATAACATAGTCTCCTTGTGCATTTTTGCTATTAATTGGGTATCCGTTTTCATCTTCACCATCCTTTTCAAACTTCACGTGCTGTATTACCAGGTTTCCAGGCTTTAGTCTACGGTTGTGTTTGAGGATAATGTACATGTAAAGTGATAACTGTAAATTATAATGGTTTAAATTACAGTCATCCAGGTGATCTACAGGGGGTAACATCTTTTGAGATACACCTTCCCAGTTTACATAGGACTTTTCTTTAATCTCCTTATTGGTTTTATAGTCGGTGATGTGTACATAACCGTCAACAACCTCTACAAGATCTGACTGACCAGATATACCTGCAGACTTAAGGTAGACTAAATGCTCTAGATA